TTAATGCCCAATTGTTACCTAACTAATTAGCGACTGGTAGTCCTGTCTTTTACTGCTGTATACTGGCGTAGTAAGTGCGCGCCGCAGCGTATTAATTAGTTAGGCAACGGGATGGACTTACATTACATCATAACGGTTCTGTTCCCGTAATAACTAGTAAATGCCAAACTTGTTACTTTCGATAGTAACTAATGTGTTCTTTCAGCGTTCTTGAGAATAACTGAACACCTGCTTCTAAATACAAAAAAGGAAGTAAAATTAGATCAAATAGTTCTAACTTTCTCCAATCTTTTACACTGTCTTTAGTAATAACAACCTCCATTTGTTTAGTAGAGGTTGGTGATACTTTTGACTGTGAATTGCGTTTAGTTCTAGACATGATTGATGAAATTCTTAAGGAAAATGTATAAAAGAATAGTGATACAAACTAATACAATTAGTTCAGTCATGGTGTTACAATCTCAAGGTGATCTCTTCCCCATTCAGTGTTACTTAGTTCCACTAAATTAGAATAGACATTATCATCTAAATCAGATAATTCCTCTTGAGTTGTTGACTCATACTCATCAACTAATTGTGATGCTACAAGTTCAACAAATGTCCAAACTACATCGTTTTTATAACAATCTAGATTAGCATCATTACTTGAAAACAATTCCACTAAGAATTCAGTACCGAAGTTATCAACAATGTAGTCTACTATTTCCTCTTCGTTATCATCGTAGAATGATACGGTTTGGTTATAATAGATGTGATAATTAGCAACTCCAGATTGACAACCATGTTCCATAATTTCACGCAATGTATCAAGATCATATTGATCCTTAATTGTATCAAACGCAGTAGTAGAGTTTGTCATAAGAATTGACTGTGAAATAAAGTGAACAATTAATCAACAATTACTTGCTGATTACGATCCAACCGAGAATCGAACTCGGAACATTACCGAATTAGGTAACATTTTACCATTAAACTATTGGATCAGGAAAGTCTCAATTAAGAGACTTACAGTTTGTGTTAAACAAAGCTAGGAAGTTGTGCTTCTTTCTTATTAAGAAGTGCATCCAATCTTTCACGCTCTGATGTTATTGAAGAGTAATCAAATTCGTCTCCATTTAGTATAGTTGCTCTTTCAGATTGTACTAGGTTGTTATTAACCCAGAAACCAAGACTTACGTCAGGGTTAAACAATACGTTTGCAATTGCACGTTTGGAAACATTACCATAAGCATAAGTATTACCATTTTTAAATGTAACAATAGCTTGGGATTTTAATCCATCAACTTGTAACTTTTCAATCGCAGTTGATGTTCTTTCAGTAACAGTGAGAAACATGTTAATCATGGGTGATAAGTGTTTAATTGTGAAGGAAACTTATGAGTCCTTCATTATAACATTTGAGCAGGTGATTTGACTGTGAATGTTATAAGGAAAGAATCAAACAGTTTGTGATACTTAGTGCATCAATCTCTGTCTGAGATGTTGTAACTATCTCCACCCCAAGTTCTCTTGAATTCGAAGTTATTTAGTGAGCAAGATTTCAAAACATTCATGATAGCTTGGTCATGTAATGCTGTCTCGTTCACTAACACTGAACCGTTGAAGATTGGTTGAAGGTTGTTGTTAGTTTTCATGAGTGATTACTCCTCGATTGTTTATACTATAAGTATAGCACAGAATTGGTGAAAAGTCAAGTACAAATGATACATCGTTACATTCTGTAATCATTATACTTAGTGAGGTGATCTTGCTTTAGTTTGTTATAAACAATTGAAGGACAATTTGTCCACATCTTGTTGATAACAATCCAATCATGATTAAGCAGCTTATCTATCATAAACTGTTCATCGATGTAAGTATTAAAAAGGGTCAATGAATTGACCTCATCTCAGTGTTAACGTAATCCTCTAAATCATTGAATCTATTGTTATCAATGTGATTCATAACATAATCAGCAATGATATCATTTAGAAGAGTGTAATCATCCTTAGCTAAGTAACTTAAATTCATAGCTAATTGTTCTTTGTTTAGTAACATTTAGTAGAACCTCATTTATTTACATTTTAAGTATAGCAGCGTGCAGCGCATAGCGCAAGCAATACAGCTGGATCGTTACACTCTGTAATAATGATAGTAACCGTGTGTGTCTTATGTATTAACTTAGCATACAGATGTGCACACAATGTTACACATAAGCACAGCTAATATCCCGCTCGGTGCTACGCACCTCGCTCAATTTGCGCGCTAAATAACATATTGCACGTGCAAAGAGGGTCGATACGTGTAAACAAAGCGAGCGAAGCGAGCGGGTATGACAGGGTTTTGACCCCTCATGGGGGTAATTGCGAACCGTTCTCAATAAGCTATGCCTTCAGAAAATTATGTCAAAATTTAACCGACTAAAGACAATCTTAAGGCTTCAGCTAGCGATCTGTACCCAGATGCAACATATATCTGTCCACACACTACTGCTAAAGTAGCTATACTCCAGAATATGTAGTAATATCTTTGTTTATGCTGTTTAGGGGCGGTCATAGTAAGTATAATAGGAATATCCAAGGATTCTTCTAAATCTTGGAGGGGGAATTGGGGATATAAGTATTAATTAAGAGGAAGGAGGACTACGAAGTAGGCCAACTTCCTCAGAGGGGTCGAGTCCACCCTTCTCTTCCCCTGTATAAGTACATGCTCAAATTAAACCCAGGTGGGAGTTGATTTATTATTATCTATACCTCTAGCTTTATCTCTTTGGTCTTTAGTCATACCGAAGACTAGGTGATTAGCGGAGCTCTGAGGGTTGTCTATGAAGTCTTCCAGCATAGAGTTCCATTCTTGTCTTTTACGGTCCTTGATGGCCTCCTGAGCGCTTATAGAGAGTGCATCTGTAAAGTACTTAACACCTTGAGCTAGACAATCTAATCTATCGTCATGTTTAACTGCACCTTTCTCTCTACACATTCTACTCATTTGATAGAATAGCATGTACATGAGTCTTAGTTCAGGTGCTTCATCTGGATTAGATTTATAATCCCATTCTATAACCGACCTATTAACAATAAGTTTATGCTGATTAAGAACAGGTTCAAGAGAATCAATGATACGGTCTTCTTTCCTAACATTAGCTCTAGTTTCTTCTATAAAGATAGCTTGTTTTGTCTGTTGTATGTGTTTTTTAAACAATTCAGCAACTATACCATCACCAAAGTTGGATTCAATGAGTAAGGTGGTAGCGTTATACTTTTTACATCCTGAAAGAATGTCCAGCAAGGTGCTGTCTGAGTATCCATCTCTGTAAGCTCGCACCTCATGCAAGTATAGGAACCCGTTCCTTTGGGAGATATAAGCTGCTGTTGTTTCATCTGTTCCTCGTCCAGAGGGGTCAACTGAACAAATTGTTTCAGTGTAAGGTCCCCATTCTCCCTGTAACTGCATTGGAGAGTAAAAATAGTCTCCGGGGAGTCCAACTGTCGGGAGGTCTTTAATGACGTTAGACGGATCGGAGCACCATATGCAGTTGTCTGGAGCTTCCACAGGGTTAACGCTAGTGACGACCAAATCAGACATCTTAAGAGGAAATTTTTCCGCATCACTTAAGCTGGTATCCAGCTGGAACTGAAGCATGTAATTAGAACGACCCATGGATGCTTCACGTTCCAATAGGTCGTTATGATCAAATCTGTCAGGGTCTGTTACGCCCCATTCTTCTGCTCCATTATCAAGATCTTCTTGAATTTGAGGAGCTAGTAGTCCTTCATATTTACTAAGTTTGTCTTTTCTTGGGTATCGTGAAGGCCAAACGAAGGGGCGATACGAACGCTCTGCCAGCTTACGATAAACAGTAAAAGTAGTCTGAGGAGTCCCGAGATACATAATACGGCTATCGCTCTTGGGGGTAAGAATTGACTCTGCTTCCGTGCAGAGTTGAAGTAACTTTTCACGCATTAACTCCGTCATGGAGTTTCCAGGAACCTCTATGTCGTCCAAAATCATTAAATCTGCGCGACTTCCGGTCAGCTGTCCAGTTATGCCCACCGACTTTACGCTTGGGGCTTGGTGTGGA